ATTTTTATGGCTCTAGATGAACTGATTCTTTTAATTCCAAAATAAAGGAGGTAAAATGACTGGAACAATTCTTGCAATTGCCAAACTGCTATTGAGTGCTTACTTTTCTTATGCCCGGTTAAACAATGCCACTGAGGAAGAATTAAATAGCCTCTTTGAAGAGGAAAAAGTCAAATTTCTTCAGAATGAGCCAAGTAAGTTACCAAAAGTATAAGATAACTTCCTAAACATTAACGAGTAGATGCTGATCTCTAATACTGGGGATCAGCATTTTTTATTTTTAAAAAAGAAAAATAGTTTCAAAAAAAGAATAAAAAGGGTTTACATAATAATTATTATATGATATACTTTATATAACGATCGGGGATAACGGAATAATTTTTAGGAGGAGCAAAACATGACACAATTTTTCGTAAACGCTGACGAAATGACAGCAATTAAGGAAGTAACTGAAGACGCCGTAGGTAACTTTGCAGTTATTACTAAGGCTGATGAATTACTCGAAACATTTCCGAAGAAAGAGGATCTCATTAAACTGCGGACCAGTATTCGGGGGAAAGAAGCAAAAGGAGACCAGAATAAATCCGCAAAAAAATTGGCCTTTGAAATCTTTGAACAAATGGGGAAAGACCCAAAACCTGAGAAAAAAGCAAAAGAGAAGAAACCCCCAAAAATTACCAAAGTTTCTATGGCTCGTGATATTTTGCTGGAAAAAACCACCATCAAAAAAGCGGATCTGGCGGAAGCGATCGGGCATGATCTTCAGAATTGTCACACCATGATTAGCATTTTGAAAAATGCCAAACGTACCAAAAAACCTCTGTATGTTTCCTATAATAAGGCCACCACGGAATATACCTTGCAGGAAACAGAGGAAGAAATGATAGCAGCGAATGCCGAGTTTGATAAGGCCATCTCCGAGACAAAGAAAAAAGCCGGGGACGAAAAAAAAGCTGCTGCTGACAAGAAAGCCGCTGACAAGAAAGCCGCTGACAAGAAAGCCGCTGACAAGAAAGCCGCTGACAAGAAAGCCTAATGTCAGGATTCATCTTTGAAGGTCCCGATGGGGCAGGCAAATCTTTCATCGCTCTGGAATTTTCCAGGGCGGTGAATTTACCAATTCATCATTTCGGCGGACCACCCAAGTCAACAAAAGAAATCTATATGAGAGCAAAATTTATAGAGCAATCAGTAGATATTATCTTTGACAGAGTTCCTATCATATCTGACCAGATTTATGGTCCAATCATTCGTGGGGATTCTTCAGTCTTTACTGACGAGGATTTCCCCCGTCTGAGTAATTATACAATTATTTATTGTAGACCTTCGCTTGAAACAATTTTATCTGTTTCATTAGAAGCTAAAATGCACAAAAGTCAAAAACATACTGATAAAGTAAAAGGAAACATTATTAATATTGTTGCTGCATATGATCATATAATGCGCAAAATACCTCATATAACTTTTAATCGGGATAAAGCAACTTGTGGGGAACTATGTCTAAGGTTACAAAAGTTACTTTAGCAATTATGGTCGATTTATATTCTGATGGATTATCTCTCTCAAGTATTGCGAGTAGTCTATCTATAAATATTAAGACTGTTTCCTATCATCTAGAAAAACTTGGATTGTACAGGAGAAAACCACAACTTAAAAATAGTGAAATAATAAATATTGTAGATCTATATGTTGATGGTTTTAGAATAAAAGATCTTGCAGAAATGTTTAATACATCAGTTTCAACAGTAGGAAAACATTTAAGAAGAGCTGGTATCAAAGTTACTTACCCAAAGAATAGAGACTCAAAACCATGGGCAGCAGAAAAACGAGGTAATGAGTATACTGATCATAGAGGGTTTGTCTGTTTAAGAACTGTACGTGACGGAAAAGGAAGGCCCAAAAGAAAACATGTTTATGTTGCTGAGCAACATTTTGGGATTGAAGCCTTAAAAGGTTTTGTAATCCATCATAAAGATTTCATCAGAAGCAATAATGACATTTCTAATTTAGAATTAATGACGCAAAGTGACCATATGAAGTTACATATGGAACGAATTGATCAAATTAAAAGAGGAGAAGTATTTTGTGCGGAATCAGTTTATGCTTCGGGGAAGCAAATGTAGACTTGATGAATTCTCTGCTTGGTCACAGAGGAATCCGATCTACAACAGAACATCTTGGAAATAATCTATATTTAGGTCATGTTCGTTTACCTATTCAGGGACTTTCAAAACATGAAGATCATCCAATAACTTACAAGGGATTCACTGGTGCATTTGTTGGGGAGATCTTTAACTTTAAAGAACTATCCCCGGAATCAAAGACGGATTTACCCGTTATGCTTACTATGTTAAGCCAAGGGGGGTCGGGTGCCTTTGCTCTTTTCGATGGGTTTTGGTCAGCAATAATTTATAGCAGAGTAGAAAAATGTACCCACGTCTACGTGGACCCTCTGGCTAAGAAACCATTATACATGAGAGAAGGTCCTTTTGCAATATCTTCTGAAATAAAAGCTTTATTGCCACTAGGGGGAAATTCATTTGATGAGATTTATTTTTCAGCAGTTGCTAAATGGGGTTACTGCCCTACAGAGCAAACACCCTTTAAGGAAATAACTAAAATTCCTGCTGGGACTCATTTAGTTATTAATGAATCTGGGGAAGTTATTGCGGCGGAAACATATATGACATTACAGAAATCATATACACAAAAAGATCTTGCAAAAAAATTATATGATGCTGTTAAGAATAGGACAGTCTCCGACGTCCCTATCTCATTACTAATGTCTGGTGGGCTTGATAGCACAATTATCTATGAACTTTTAAAAAGATGCACATCTGAAATAACAATTTTTCATATAGACAATGACGAGTCCCAATACCTAGAATATATTGATTTTAGGTCGCAGGATAAACTAGTTAAACTAGAGCTTGATGTCAACTATGACTTGGATAAGATCCTTTGGCATAATGAGTGTCCAGTTGATCTTGGTTCAATGATTCCACAATTTCAATTAGCAAAAGAGATTAAAAAGCAGGGGTTTAATGTTTGTTTGTCTGGGGATGGGGCTGATGAGTTATTCGGGGGATATAAGAGATCCATGGAATATGATTCCCAATATTCTGATATTTATCATGAAATTATTTATTATCACCTTCCTAGGTTGGATAAAATGATGATGGCCCATACTGTTGAATTGAGGTGTCCATTCTTATCATGGCCCGTTATAAGTTGTGCGTTTAACACACCGTATAGACTACGGAAAGGAAAACAAATATTAAAAAACTTATTTAGAGATTTAGTTCCAAACGAGATTTTAAGTAGAATTAAACAACCATTGCGATATAGAACAGCAAAACTTGATAGACATGAACTAATATGTAGATATAAGTCACTAATTAAAAGGGAGAAATTAATATGAATGTAAACGATATTGAAGACGAACGCCCCCCTGGGGATAAACTAAAATTAATCTTCTCAAGACAGGAAGAGCTAAAGAAAAAATATCATCATATTGAGGAAAGCCAGGGGGTTGGTTATGGTATTCTCAATGGATCCATTTTCGATATTAATGAAACCAGATCCCAATGTCTCCTTAAAGACCTAGCATGGAGAGTTGTAGAAGAGATAACTGAAGCAACTGAAGCTCAGATTAATCATGATGAAATTCATTTTAGAGAAGAACTGGCGGACGCCCTGCATTTCTTGACTGAGCTTTGCATTCAGGTAGGGATTGGTCCAGCGACAATTGCTACAGATATAATGCAAAACAGTAAAAAAGATTATTTAGATAATCTATTTTACACCCCAGACAAGGAACTTTCAGACAATCCTTATAACACGGTCCTGCATATTGGATTAGCTATGAATTGTTTAAAGCAGAAACCATGGAAACAAACTCACGTATTGACAGACGTTGGTGAGTTCGAGGATCATTTGATAGATGCTTATAGAGCATTTTGTAAATATCTTTACTGTTACATGGATGCTGATACAGCATTTGACTTCTACTTTAAAAAAAGTAGAGTTAATGATTTTCGAATAAAAAGCAATTACTAATTAAATGATCCCAGTAAAAGCAAGAATAAACGGACGAAAGTTATTCTTTAGGAGCCGGCATGAGCTAGCCCGGTATTTAATGGATTTGCTTAATGATTCTGTTTCATTGTTACCAATTCGGGCGGAGAATCTTCAAAAAATTATGGAGATAACCGGGTTTCATATTAAGGCTAAATGGATAGGTGGAATTACTACAGAAGAGCGCTTTACAAAGGCATACTGGGAAACATTATTATCATTAGAGCACAAAGGAACCTTAAAGGGATTCTCAGTTATTTGTTCTATTGAAAAAGGATCCTCCAATTATGACCCAGAACGTAGACGCATAACAACTGATTGGACTATATAAAAAGGGAGATTATATGAGAGCTATTGGAATCACATCTGGCATTGGAAGCATGCTGATTGGGGCTAAGCAACTAGGATTTGAAGTCCTAGGGAATATTGAATGGCGTAAATATTATCATGCCAGGGATAGTTATGGTAGGAATTCATTCGAGGAGTATTTTAATGCTCCTATGTATAAAAATATAGAAGAATTGACTGAGGAAGAGATTAGCAAGATGTCGAATGCTGACATTGCTTTTGGCCATCCGGAGTGTGGAAATTTTTCGAATATGTCAGCCACAGCCCAGCAAACGAGAACACTTGCTGAAATGCGGAGTGATGCTGGAGACATCCCTATTTTTACGGAACTAGTTAGTAAGCTTAAACCAAGATTTTTTGTACAGGATAATCTTCCAAAAAGTCTTATGGGATATTCGATTGAAGATTGGGCGAGAGCTCTTCCAGAATATGATTTATTTCCAGAATGGGTTTCAAACTGGGGATACGGAAATATTCAGAAGTTCAGAAAACGGTTTTTTATGATAGGAGCTTTGAAGAAAGAGAATTTTGTTTTTAGACCATTTGAGATTGACGATGATCTTTCTTTGAGAATTGTTTTGAAAAATCTTCCAGAGGAGAATCAAGATAAGCACACTGAAGAGGGTAACATGTCAAAAGGGCGAGGAATATTCAGCGATGATCCAATGACATGGGGACAATATAAAGAATTTATGCTAAGGGAAAAGGATGGAGTTACAATCACCTATCTAGCTAAAGATGATACTTGGAAAACTCATGTAGGTTGGAGGAAAGCTTTTAGCGATGGATATGTACCTGTTATTACAGGGGGATGCCCGATTGCAAATCCATTTACAGGGCTTCCCTTCACTATCAGAGAACGTTGTCGGATTCAGGGTTTTCCTGATGATTTTATAATATACGGAACTAAATTCCTTGAAGATGGAACATGGAATCACAGTAGAAACTCTGCTGTAATTAAGCAGACTGGTAAGTCTATGCCTGTTGAGTTCTGTAGATATGTTACACAAATAATTAAGAATCATATCCAGGGGGTTACTTCTGTAAAAGAAACATCTGAAAGAATCCTGAATCCAAATCCATTGATCAGTGAAGCTAAACAATGGTATTGTAAAAAAATTGGTTATTCTCACCAGTCGGTGGTCTGCGATCAATGCTGGATTAAAAAGTGTGAAAATAAGGAGGAGCTATGCGAGCAATAGGGGCAACTTGCGGAGTAGGTTCTATGTTGATAGGAGCAAAATTGGCCGGATTTGATATAGAAGGAAACATAGAATGGCGCTCATATTATCATCATAAAGATGAGAGGGGGAGAAATACATTTACTGAAAATTTCCCCGGGTCTTTTTTTGTAAAAGATATTAATTCTAAGCTAAACTTTAGATTTAAAAATTGGATATGGAAGAATGAAAAAAATGATCCTGTCGATTTAATAATGGGACACCCTGATTGTGGTAATTATTCTGTATTATCTAACTCATTAGGTAATACAAGTGAAAGTCAAAAAAAACCGGGGGATATACCGATATTCGTGGATATTATACGTCGTCTTAAGCCACGTTTCTTCGTCCAGGATAATCTCCCTAAATCACTAATCGGTTATCCGATTCAAAAATGGGCTACCGAATTATCTGAATATGATTTATTTCCGGAATGGGTTTCAAACTGGGGCTATGGAAACATCCAAAAGTTTAGAAAGCGATTTTTCATGATCGGTGCAAGAAAAGATGAAAAATTTGTTTTCAAACCCAATGAGACTGAACATGAAGAAACAATGAGAAGTGTTTTATTTAGAGAACCAAAACCTGAATTTAACAATGAACCTCACTCCATGAAAGGGAGAACATCTATTGGAAAAGGGATAAAACATGATAGCTATATGAATTGGGAACAACTAAGAGATCATGTTTTAAATGATGTTAAAGAAGGTGGTGGTCTTCATTATGTAAAAAGTGATGGGTCTATAGGGCAACATATTGGAACTCAGAAAGGATATAAGGATAAGCATGCCTTTGTTCTTACAGGTGGTTCTAGCTTTCCGCTGTCAGCTTGGACAGGATTACCCCTGTCAATAAGAGACCGGGCTAGAATACAGGGTGTTCCTGATTATTTTAGATTCTATGGGACAAAGATCGAACCCGATGGGTCTTGGCTATGCACTAAAAATAATAAAATGATTAAGCAGATAGCTAAATTTATGCCTATCCAATTTTGTGAATATGTAGCAACCCAAATTAGAGCTCATATATATAAGGAAGAATTTAAAGCTTCTGGGAATAGACTTCTTAATCCAAATATGTACGTAGATGAAGCTAAAGAATGGTATTGTAAAACGCATGGTTATTCAAATCAGTTAGAGACTTGCGAGCAATGCTGGATTAAAAAGTGTGATAATAGAAAGTGAAATTAGTAAAATAAAGGTTTACAACAGACTCCTTATGGGTTATAGTGCACATAACAATAACCCATAAGGAGTTTTTAATTATGTCAAACGAACCAAGAACAAAATTTGAGATACCCGAAAACATATTAGTTTATATGTTCTTTGAAAAAATGAAGAAATTCGGGACAACTAAAAAAGGTACTTATAACCCTCAGGATCCAACTCACTGGGAAGAAACCAAGGTCACCTTTTATGTAGAAAGTGAAAATGGGGTGAATCCCATAGATGTAGTAATCAAGGACGTTACTTGGATTACAACTATTACTTTCTCCGAGTTTGGTCAAGAACTATCCAGTGCGGATTGGGAGCCTCAAGAAAGTAAGTGGATAAATGTCAACGCCCCAAGTTTCTTCGACACTCTATATAATGTCTATGTTCGGGGAGTTCATGAAGACGAAAATGAAGAAGCATTCGGTGATGATTTTGGTTGTCTCGCTGACTATGAATAAAAAGAAAAATAAGTATTTACAAAAGAATTATTATATGGTATACTTTATTATAATAAAAATTCGGGGGGATAAACATGGCGGTTTTAGAGACAATAGATAATATCACTAAAAAACAAGCAGAGGAATTTAGAGATTGGTTTGATCTGGAAATTAATACGGAATTTAGTATTGAACCTTCTGGTGATGGTGAACAATACCATTTTTATTGTATGTGCTATGATCTTGAAGAAAGCGAGATCGACAAGACCATAGAATATTTAAATGAAGCAAACATTGAATATTATTAGGGGGGACAATGCCGAGATACGAACTATCTATTAGTCCAGATTATGTACCCAATTGGACTGAGTTAGACGCCGTGCGGGAAATCTTTCAAAATGCTCTGGATCAGCAGACAGTTGATCCTATGAATAGAATGTCTTGGAATTTTTCAAAAGAAGACGAATGCTTTTGGATCTCTAGCAGAAAGTCAAAACTTACTAAGGATTCCTTATTATTTGGAGTATCTTCAAAAGCAAATGATGTCAAGACAATCGGAATGTTTGGTGAGGGGTATAAATTAGCCTTACTGGTTTTGACCCGATTAGGGTATGATGTTGTTATTAAAAACTATGCAGAAAATGAAGTTTGGAAGCCCAAAATTATTAACTCTAGAAGGTATGGTTCAAAGATTCTTGTTGTTGATATCGAGAAAAAACGGTGGGCAAAACCTTCTGATGAAAATCTTACCTTTTTAATAGTGGGAACGCATGCTGGGGTTATTTCTAATATTGCTCAGACGAACCTCCACATGAAAGTTCCGAAAAAAGTTATTGAAACATCATATGGTCAAATTCTTATAGGGAGAAGACATGTTAGCCGAGTGTATATAAATGGTTTATTTGTTTCGTCTAAGCCTGGGTTTATTTATGGGTATAATATTAAACCTGAATATCTTACTATTGGAAGGGACAGAAACCTTATTGGGGATTTTGATCTTGCATGGATAACAAGTAAGATGTGGGCAGAAGCTACTAGCCACCCTATGTTGGCATCAAAGATGATTAAACAAGGATCACCAGATATTCAATATATAAGTTCTTTTACTTCTTCTGCAGGTGAATTAGCAAAAACAATGGAAGCTGAATTTAAAGGAACTTATGGAAAAGTTGCTGTACCTGTTTCTAGCCAGGAGGAGTATGATATCATAAAGGCATGTTACAAGAAAGTTAAACCCATTATTGTTAAGGAACTTGTAAAGACTATTCTTGTAGATTATACAGATGATGTGATAAAATCAGCTCCAAGAAGAAAGGACACACGGCAGCCGTCAGAGATCCTAAAAGGTTTTAGAAAGAAAATCCGGTCCAGTATTTTAAAGAAAGACTTAAATGAATTTGATCGGATAATAAAGAAGAGTTTTAATTGGACTTTTAAATAAAGGAGTGTGTAAATGAGAATTTTTACAAATGCAGTAGAAATGGTAAATGAAGTTGAGCGAGATTTATTTGAGATGGGGACTAAATATCAGTCAGCAACTGTCCAAGATCAGGATGTTGCTGATAACCCAGATTTTCAAACAATGGAACTTTGCGGATATGCCTATATGTTAACAAAGTTTGATCCAGCAGATCTCAATAATATGATTAATCAATCAGGAAATATAAACAAATATTGGTTAATAGCGGAAGAAAAAGAACGGTTGCATGGAATTGAGAAAAGATCAATGGACAATGAAAAACCACCTCTAAATCCAGGGATTGCTTGGCACCAAAACTTTGTTTTTTGGCATAAATTCATTCGTAATGAGGTCTTTAGTTATTCATATGCTGAACGTTATCAGGAACAACTTCCCTATATCATCCGGGAGTTAAAGAACAGACCAAATACTCGTCAAGCAGTTATGACTATGTATGATAAACATCAGGATATGATGCACTGGGGTGGTCGTGATCGAGTGCCTTGTTCTTTAACTTATCAATTCTTGCTTCGTGAGGATAAATTAGTTTTAATATATAACCAAAGGTCTTGTGATTTTGTTAAGTTTTTCCCATCTGATGTATGGTTGACTGTTGGATTATTGAAATATGTAGCAGAAAAAATTGGAAAGGCCCCCGGGCAGTTTATTCATTTTCTAGGTTCATTACATGCTTTCGCTGGGGACCTTAAAGGTAAGGAAATATTCTAATGTTCAAAGCTAAGGATCAAATTATTTATATCCCTCGTCATGCAGAAGGAAATATAAATCACCCAGATGTTGAATTTGGATTTGTTATGACAGGTGGATTGGATTATGTTTTCTGTAGATATTGGATTAAAGGGCAACCAGGAGTTCTAAGGACAACTTCTTGTAGCGAGCGAACTCCAGTATCATGTTTACACCGATATAATAAATGTTTGTCCGGAGAAATAGACCAAGTTTACGCCGGAATTGAAAAGGAGACGATGGGATGAATAGACCAACACAAGACCAGTATTTTATGAGAATGGCCCGGCTGGCAGCTACCAGGTCCAATTGTTATCGTAGACAAGTCGGTTGCGTTTTAGTAGATGTTCATAATCGGATAATGGCTACGGGTTATAATGGTGTTCCTAGAGATTATCCGCATTGCGAGATTGGGTCTTGCCCACGGGAGATTCCTGGGCAAGATCTTCATCTCTGTTTGGCAATACATGCAGAAATGAACGCAATCCTTCAATGTAGAAATATAGATGATATATTCAAAATATATGTTACTGATAGTCCATGTATCCCATGTACATCAGTTCTCTTAAACACAAATTGTTATCAAATTATTTTTGAAAAATCTTACCCGAATGACTCGCAGTCAATCTGGGAAAATAGAAATAGGAAATGGACACAATATGAAACAATCAGAAATACTGGAGTTGACAAATAAGATTCTAGATTTGAATATAGATAAAGCAAAGATTTATGAATTTTGTGCAGCATGTGCAAATGCTAAAGCAATTATAGAAAATAAGCTTCAAGCGGAAACTATGAAGATAACTGTTGAAGCAGGTCTCAAAAATCTTATAAATATGATGGGGGGAAAATGAAGAAACTTCATGGAATCAGCACATCTCAAACTCCTATGTTTCCTACTAAGTCTACATGGAGACCCCCGAGGGACCTCCCCAACCTGGCATCTGCTAAGTATATTGGCTTGGACACAGAGTCTTGTGATCCCGAATTAAAAGAGAAAGGACCAGGAGTTCGTCGGGGTGGTTATACTGTAGGAATATCAGTAGCTGTTCCAGAGGGTAAAACTTGGTACTTGCCTTATGGGCATTCGACTGGGGATCAGCTGGAAAAAGAAAAAGTTATTAGATGGGCAAAAGACAATCTTTGTAATCCGGATCAACCTAAAATCGGAGCTAATCTATTATATGATCTGGATTATTTATATCATGCAGGGGTAAAAGTTTCTGGACCATTTTATGATGTTCAAGTTGCTGAACCATTAATTGATGAGAATGCTCGTGGGGGATACTCTTTGGATGCTTTAGCTAAAAAATATTTAAATGAACCTAAACGTGTTGATCTTCTTTCGGAAGCTTGTAGTGATTGGGATTTAAAAGGAACACCCCAGAAACATATTTGGAAATTAGATGCTAAATATACTGGAGTTTATGCCGAAGGTGATGCAATTCAAGCTATAAGAATATTTGAAAAGCAAAAAATCATTATGAAAGAACAGGGGCTTGAACGGGTATTCGATATTGAGACACGATTAATCCCAATGTTACTTCATATGAGACAATTAGGGGTAAAAATTAATTCTGAAAGATTACTCCAATTACATAGTCATATGACAGATGAATTAAAAGTGTTAGAGAAACAGCTTGAATTATCAGCAGGGCAACCGATCAATTATAATGCAGCGGAATCAATTGCAATCATTTTTGATAAATTTGGTCTTCCATATCCAATGACAGCAAAAACTAAGAAACCTTCTTTTGTTAAGGGGTGGCTTGAAAAACAGACTCATGACGTAGCTAAAATGATAGTTAAGTGTCGTGAGGCGAACAAATTCATAGGAACATTTTTAGAAGGATCCTTACTGGAAATGATGATCGGGGATAGAATCCACTGTCAATTTAATCAATTAAGAGGGGATGAATTTGGAGCAGTTACTGGACGATTCTCTTCATCAAACCCTAACTTACAGTTTATACCCACTAGAACAGAACTAGGAAAAAAGTGTCGAAAATTATTTATTCCTGATGATGGGTATAATTGGTATAAAGCAGATTATAGCCAGATAGAGATTCGGGTCCTCGCCCATTATGCAATGGGGAAAGGGTCAAAAGAAATAGTTAAACAATTCATTAATAACCCGAAAACTGACTATCACCAATGGTGCGCTGACAAGGCTGGTGTATCTCGAACACGTGCTAAGACAATTAATTTTGGGATTGTCTATGGTATGGGAGCTGCTAAGTTGGGGATTGGACTTGGTATATCCTTGAAGGAAGCAAAAAAATTTATTAAAGAATATTTTGAGATGCTACCTTTTATTCCAGAGACAGTAAATGCTGCGACTAACGCGGCTGCAGAGCGAGGATATATAAAAACTATCCTTGGTCGTAGAAGACGCTTTGATCTTTGGGAACCAAATGACAATAGATTAATAAACTATTGCGGGACGAGTAAAGATAGAGAGATATTAGATTACAAAATAAAACAATACAAGAATGCTATACCAAAAGAAGGAAAAAAATTTTATAGAATGGGTACAAAGAGAGCCGGTTGTTATAAAGCCTTCAATGCTGCTGACCAAGGGTCTTCAGCAGACATAATGAAAATGGCTCTGGTAGATGTTTGGGAGTCTGGTGTTTGCGATGTTATAAAACCATACATTACAGTCCATGATGAATTAGATTTCGGTGCACCAAAATCAAGGATCGGGCGAGAAGCAGTAATGGAAGTGAAACAGATAATGGAAAATACTTACAAGTTAAAAGTTCCGGCAATAGTGGATGTTGAAGAAGGTCAGAATTGGGGATCAGTAAGAGAGTTTATAATATGAAAACATGGATTACTTGGGTGTTGTTTGGATTATTATTTTTTTATAATCTTATTGATGCTCATCTCACAAGACTTTTATTTATAGTTGCACCTGATCAAACTTACGAAGCAAATCCCGTTATGGCATTTGTGATTGATACTGGGGGATTGAATTCTATCTTTGCAGTCAAAATATTTGTATTTTTAATAGTTGGAATTTTGCTTTTTAAATGTCAGAAATCAAAAAGGAGCTGAAAAATGTCTTGGCAAAAAAATATCATTGAAGGACGACCACAAACTATCATATGTATAATTAATAAGAAAATTAGATGTACTTTTACTATCCCATCTATAGCTTGTCTAAAATGTAAACATTATATTACTAAGAAGAATGGACCTGGTGCAATATAATGGGTAGTGAGGGGAGTCTTTGGACCACACTCAGAAAAAATATGAAAGGTCACTGGGAATCGCAAAGAGTTGAAAACCCTGCGGGTCCTGGCACCCCCGACGTTTATTATACAATGTTGACGGGTACGATGGGGTGGATGGAGCTTAAACACGTCCATAAGTGGCCAAAACGGGCGTCCACCGCATTGAATATCGATCACTTTACTCCACAACAACGGGCGTGGCTCAGAAGGCATGGTGGGATCGGTTGCCAGTGTCATGTTTTGCTTCAAGTGGATATAGATTATTTTTTACTTGACTGGGAAGAAGCGCAGAACATTGGTGGTCCACATTGGTCAGAAAATTATAGCGAACGACCGTGGACGGCTGTTGATTATTACTTATTGTCTTGTAAGTGGCACCGTCGAATTGACTATTCTACTTTTATAATGCTAATTGAATAGGTAAATAAATGTTTACTTCAGAAGTATATTTTGATATATTATATATATGAAATGGATAATTATGACACTATTAATTTTAATGGTTTTATTATGTGCGGCGCTTGCCCATGGTCCTGGGGTTAAAATCTATCCTGATATAGCAATTAAGATTTTATCACCAATTAATAATAACCCCCCATGGAAACTTAGCCGAAAACGATTAACAGACAACCGTGATATAAATTGGGAGAGGTAGATGTATAAAAAGTGTGTAGAATGTAAAAAAACAATGCCTGAGTACTTAGTAGGAAAGTATCCAAAGGTATTTAAGAATCCTCTGTGTCCTATTTGTGCCCTAAAATTGACTAATATTATCCTGGGGAAACCTCCTGGCACACCATTTGCTATAGAATCGGACCAAGAAGGTGTAGATGAAGCAGAAACTTTTTTGTATACACAGTGTAAAAGAAATCTAGGTGGTCATCTTATTAATCCCCCGGAAGAATGTCAATATGCTTTTCGTATTCCAGATGGTGGTGAATGGGTAGATCTTGGAAATTGTAATCGAGCGTGTAACGAGCATTGTGTTAGATACTATCAATGGAAAAGAATGACAAGTGATGAACGAAAAACCGAATTATTTGAAAATGGGATTATAAACGGATAAAATTACCGGGTATAATGCCCCATGTGAAACCCGAACGGGCGTCATATGGGGCATTACGCGCGTCACTTTTCGGTCAAAATAACATTAAAGAAAGGATTTTTATGAGTGATGGCTTCGATACAGGTTGTTAGGGAAGATATTGATACTGCCAGGTTGTTAGGGGTTCCCCCTGTTGGGTCAGAGAGGAAAATATTGATCCTCTTAGTAAAGGAGTCAGTATATCGTATCCGCCTTTCGCCGTCAGTATATCATATCCGCCTTTCGCCGTCAGTATATCATATCCGCCTTTCGCCGATGGAATCTGAAAAATCGAATTATGAGTGAGGAAATAAAATATAATAAAAAGGAGTAGAATAATGTCAAATGATAAAAGAGAATTACCTAAAAACATGATTAAACTTTTCAAAGACAATCCTAAATTAAAAAAGACAATGGAAGACGTTCAAACGTACTATAAGAGAATAGTCACTGAGAATAAAGCAATGAAGAGCGAGCTTATGGCTTCGAATAGAATCCTATGGGCTATTGTTCAAACTAAAGGTGGGCGGATCACCGTTCCGGATACAATAATGGCACAAGCGAACGACGATTCGAATTCGATTGCTGCGTCTTATCACCCGAAGCAAAAAGCAACTATTTTTATATCACAATCGACGAAACCAAGAATAATTCCATAGAAAATAATATGGACGCCCCATTAGAGGCGTCCATATGGTATAGAGTTCTGCTTGATGTTTGGAGGAGCACTAACCAGGGCTCTATGCCATTTCAAAATGGATTAGGTCCTGAAAGTCCTGGTCAGTGATTGGTTCACCGTCCATGTCCCAATTCCCACCCCATCTAATTTTAACACTCATTTGTTTACCTACTGATATTATAATCCCAGCAAGATAACAGCAATGTTTCGTATTATAAGAAGATTTGCCTCTTATAAAAGGAACAACGTCAGCTGCTTCACACTTATCACCTTTGTTCAAAATATTGTGCTTACTATAAGGCCACCTGACTTTCGATTTTTTTAAATCATAGTATCGATTTTGTTCACCTTTTGAACGAGTACCTCCAACAACTGAAAAATCAATTAATCCTAAAGATAAAGCTTTTTCAATTACAAGTTGTAATCGTTCATTACAAGTGTCTAAATTATTTCTCGATGCTTTACTAAAATCGTATTGCCCCACAGGATCCCCCTCTATTAGACTAATCTAGCTGAAACCGCACCAGTGCTTGAATTTACGTATAGACCCCCCACTGGCACACTTCCGGCTGCTGCTGCAGAATCATCTGCATATAATCCTAGAAGAGAAGAAAAAAGTACCCATGTTCCTGCAGAGTTAACCCACTGCTGGCCAGTATCAATTGCCAGGAGGTTCCATGTATTTTTCGTTGGGGTTATCTGCCACGCAGTTCCACTCCATATTGTAATTTGCCCATCATATGTAGCCCAAACTCCAGTGGCCCCTGTAGGAATTAAATAACGGTCGCCTGCTACGGGTGATCCTGGTGGGGATACTGTAGTTGCTGATAATACACCTATCATCAATAATGCACCAATTACTTGTAAACTACTATCATTCTGGTCATTCCATCCAGACTCCCCCAGTGCCCATCCATAATAAATCCCTACATTTGGTTCTTGTGGTGTCGTCATCGTCTATCCTCCATAAAATTGTCCATAACTGTAACCGTAGCCACCGCGATGGAGATTAAAATCAAAATCATTATAACTATCATATGTATCTCTTGTTGAATTCATCTTTACTCTTAGAAGACTATTTAGTCTGTTGGGTGTTCCACCTGGGAGTGGACGACCAACTTCATATAGATAAGCCGCTTTTCCCGCATCAAGTTCTGTATCTACAAATAACCGGAAATCATCAAGTTTTCCATTATACCAATTAGTCTTAACTGCCCCTGAATTATATTGTTGTGCAATACTAACTTTAGCCACTGTACTCATGATAGAACCAAATCCGTCGATTTTACTAACATTATATACTTGTTTATTAAGATAGAAATGTATACTATTAGCATAAAAAATAACTACTATGTGTTTCCACTCACCATCTGTAATATCTCCAAGATCTATTTCAACTGAACCTAAGTCTGGTGTTTGAAGAAATAAGTATCCATCGCTGGATATTCCAATAGCAAGTAAATCGGTATCGCTACTATCATTCATACTAAAAATTCGGTCTGCTATAGTTGAAGGATTATGGATAGAGTTCATCCAAAAGGATACTCCGAGCATAACTGTTGAAACATCGAGTTCTGCTGAGAATCCATCTAAATTGATGGAATCCCCAGTTCCCTCATCAGGATTGAACTCTATACAGTTAGCAATAATCCCTGGTTCAATATTTGGAGTTCCACCTACTGCACCATCGTAATTCCCTTCAGAATCAATTAAAACTGTATCCTCATTAGTTAAATAATCCATTCGATAGTGCACTATTTGACCCGATGGAGCAACTTTTAATTCATTGAATAATGATTTAACTTTTAATAAATCTATTCCAGAGCGAAATATTTTTATTTTTGACAATTGGCCTTCTAATGGGGCAGCTGGATCAAATGTACCACCAACAGAACCCTGAACTTGACCTAAAAAGCTACCCCCTGCATCAGCAGTTATATCACCTGCTGCAGATGTTTCTGATGTTATTAATTCAGAATTTATATATAATTCTGTTACATATCCTGATGATATTATATATATTTCAGTAGCCACATCAGAGTCATCAAGACCACTTGCGATACCAATCGCTTTTAATGTTCCATCAAACATTGCAATTGGAGTTGTATATAGAGTATCTGTAGCATCTGGAGTGGACCCATCTGTTGTATAATAGATATCATCTGCATTTGTGGAAGTTAAAGTTATTGTTTGTGAGGAAGCGTAGATACCAGAGACTGGGTCCATTACTGGAGTATTTACTTTTAGAGATGGAAACGCAGGAACTTCCCCATCCATACCAATGCTAAAGAAGTCCCACTCACAATCGCAACCATAAGAGAAAACTCCGAATTGCCCTGCTCCACTAATATTAGTATCCGTCTCATCTATATCCCAAGCTGCTGGTTCCTCTATTGAAGCATCCCAGATCTTACCTTTTAGAGCTGTTCCAATAATCTGAAATCGAATATTGTACCATGTATCAACGACTAAACTTTTCGATATTGAATCTATAAGAAATGAATCACCATTCGAGTATCTTTGGAGATATAAGACACCCCCAGATGCAGCACTTAATCTATACCCAGTTTCTTTATCGGCAATACTATACCCCCGGGTAATAATACCAGAGGTGGAGTCCACCGCAGACTCAAATTTGGTCGCAGCCATAATATCTACATCAGCGTATCTAGGGGGGGAGTCCCATGCTAAAAAAGATCGTTTATCAGAAACATGCGTAAATGCTAAGTACGAATCCCCCCAAGGAGTTGCCCCTGATTGTTTCTTAAATGAATCTGCAACTGTATCCCATTGCTCAATCCAATCTGAAGGTACTGAATCATCGATATAATCAGAAAAATTAATTGTAAACGCGCTATCTGGTGCTTCAAATACTCTTATAGAAACGTCATCAAAAAAACAACTTATATTCCCGCTTGTTCCCTCTGATTCCATCACTATATCGATATATCGAGTATTGACTGGAATTAATCCAGTTAATGCTCTATCGAGCCAAACCTGCGTGACATATGCAGTACTTGGTGATTCTATGGAAGAAATCAAGCTATGACTTGCATTTTTAAACCTTATCAATGCGTTCCCATCGTCATCATTAACAGCATTAGCTGCTTGCCACCACTTCAATTCTAAGCTTAAATTACCAGCATCTATCTCTACTCCTGATACTCCCCCAGTTATTAAGTCTAGTTCCTGTGAAAAAATACCATCTGTAAGCTCAGAACCACCGAAAAAGAAATAGTCACCGGAATGTGGCGAAAGGGGGGAATCTTCCCGAGTGCATGGAAGACCGGCCTCCGTCGTCCATCCTGTAAGATCACCTGCTTCTGCTCCAGGATTGACAATTGTAAGAGCAATCTGATCACCTATAACATACGTTTCAATAGCAAGTTCGGAGTCATCAAGACCACTTGTGATACCAATCGCTTTTAGTGTTCCATCGAACATTTCAATTGGAGTAGTATATAAAGTACTACCAGATGTTGGAGTAGTTCCATTTGTTGTATAATAAACATCATCTGCATCACTCGTTAACGTGATCTCACTTGATACTAAAAAAGTTCCTGAAATTGGATATACTCCAGGAGTGCTCTCCTTTGGAGTTCCTGTTTGTTCATCCGAAACAGAATAGAATGTGCTTGGAGAGGACTGGTTGTTATATTCTGTTACTCTCCAACTATCTAACTTTGCCCCAGTCTTTATGGATACGAGACTTATTTTTCCAGCAAGATTTTGAGCAGAGGCATAAGCATTACCTAGTCTTATTGTAAATCCATCAGCTAAATCAAATAAACTATTATCGGGATCAGTGCTAATGACTGGGGTTAAACTGTCATCTACAAATACTGACCAGACTTCCCCAGTTATTCTTAGTGTAAGCATAACGGGTGTGTCATTTACAATAGTTCCACCATTAGACCCGGCACCCTTATCGGCTATGTCATTAAAGACTCTTACTTCATCTTCAGCAAATTTAAACTGCATCCTGTCTGTTGCAGAGGCCCAAAGTGTGACTAAACCCTGATTAGTAATACCAACATCAGATGTTTCAGCCCATACAGTTATAGTACACTGAGTAAGATTATTAAGAGACGTGGATGATGGAATATTTATTTCATCTGAACTAAACAATTGTGCTTTTCCAACTGTCCCATCAGCTTCAATAGGATTATTAGCGCTTAATTTCACACCATCATTATTATTACTTGTTGCATCAGTAATAGTTGATGTAGTAGCATCGTCCATTGTATGATACATTATCCAAGTACCATCAAAAACACTTTCAGCGCCATAAGTTGAATCCACTGCTGGTTCCGTGTCTGTTCCATTATACCAAACTCTTACTACTAAATCAATTGTATAATCTAATTGAGGAATACAAACCCACACTTCCCCTGTCTTACCTGTAGTATCAATATTTGATACTTTTCTCGCAAGTTGGGTTGTACCATCTACAAGAGTTATTCGAATATCACCACCATCTGTTCGGCAAGTATCAAATATATCGTCACCAACTTTAACCATATCCGAAAGATCAATTTTAAAAACAAAACGGATGTTTGTTCCTGATACTTTATTTTTATCAATGGTAATGTCTTGATAACGTGTATAACCTATTGGAAATGTCATTATATTACCTTTTTATTAAGCGTTTCTTCTTACTAATACTATATGTGTTTTTGCTTGTTCAGGAATCTCGGGTCCTTGATTTTCCCAAGAGAGAGAATCCTCCTCATATAAAAATAACTTATCATTTAAGCCTAGATAAATTTCTTCTAAGTTTACACTATTAGCTATATTTAATAAGGCTGTCTCGGTAGCTTGGTCTGAAAGATTTAACCATAAGGAAATAGCATAGGTTCCAGCAGTATCTAGCACTGTATTAGGAAAGTCAACATGTGATGTTATACTCCCATTAAATACTAATGCAGTGTCTCCTGGTGTTGCTGTTATATTAGTAGCTACAGCTGTATTTCCTTCCCCAGAATCATCAGTTAAGACCGTTCCACTTAGCCCAGATGCTTGATAAGATGCTTCTAATAAATCATTTCCATTTGGTACAGTAGCAAAAATACCATCCCCAGCTAACACAGTTTTACCAAGATCTGTGAGTTCATCCCCAATTGAATAATTATAATCTGTATCTGTTGTTGCTAGAAGCGAGTCAACTAAAACGTCATCTTCATCATAGACTTCTAAGTCGTATGTTGTCCCGTCTTCAGGTCCGATATTACTATCAAAAAAATCCACTAAGGGTCCTGTTTGCTGCAGGCGATCACGACCGACCCAAGTGACATAAGTCCCCATAGGGGGGAAATATCTTGGAAAGGATACTGAATTAAATAATATATTGCCAGGGAGGTAGGGTTTAATCGCTCTCGAGTCCATAGTTACATCAATGGCAGAAGCGGATATTACAGAGAGTTCCCCCTCGCTACTTACCGTGGTTATTTTAGCAGAGATAACTTCTGGAGTCACGTATTCTTCATTGTCTGATACAGCATAAGCATCCCAAAATAGTATAACTGAGTCTACAACATGCCACTGTGGAGTAGTATCAAGCACCCCTCGCCCTACTGTAACAGTTCCAAGTGCCGTGTCAATTGCGTCAACCCTCATTATTTCATTATCAATACTGCAATATGTCCCGAGAGTAACTTCCTCTAAATCATCCAAGTCTGTAACATATATAATAAGATCAGTATAATAAGCTTCCTGTGATAACGTAGCTGATGGACAAAATTGCATGGGTTTTTTGTCTTCATACCCACCACCAGCATCTACCCACAACCTGGCACTCAAACCATTTAGGGGTCTTGCAGCAGATGCTATTAAATACCCAGCAGTTGGAACAGCAGTTAATTGAGCATCAATTTCTGTCTGCCCCAAAACCTGAACGAGTTTAAAATAAGTAGCCTCTTCTGTTACTTGATTAGTAACTGCTATTGCTGCCCCTCCCGGGGGTTCCCAAACATCAGGTGGTTCCGCTATAATAGCAACATCTGCAAAATCAAATTTCTCTTGTATGACACTAGCCTTTATTGAATTATTTACTCCATTACCAAACGATAATGCTGTTATACGAACAATGACTGAATCAACATCATAGTCAGGCCAAGTGAGCTTAAATAAGTCCCCAATATTATAATCTTTTAATATTTGATTAGTTTCTACAGTACAATTTATAAGCGGAGAAGATAACGTTTTTAAATCCCTCATTGCTACTTTAGAAGCAATATTAAAATTTGTAAATCCTGGGTACTGTATTGTTGTATTTATTACAGCATTCTGCATCTGGATTAAAGCAGGATCCTGAACTGTAACACTTGCTGGATTTCCTGTTTTATAGTCCCAGTAATTTACTGTGATGGAATTAACAAGATCCCCCACAGTAGGCCTGGAGAAATTTGTTATCTTTTTAATATTACTAGGGTCTAATGTTATTAATGATTCAGCATCATAATCGTCTCTTATTAACTTTAAAACAAACTTTCCTGTTGTCCTACTAACGTATAAAGCTGCATCTATATGTCTTATGATCTCTATAATAAAGTCTTTTATAGGAATTTGTCTATCCCACAAAAGACTCATACCCATTAATTCTGTATATAAAGTATCTGCTGATTCCTCGAAGGAGGTATCATCCATATCACTTTCTGGATACCCCATACCCCAAATAGGATCAGTTAAACATTCACGAATAATATGAGCTGGGTTTAAATCAATTTGACTTCCTAATACTGATAAAATTGTATTCCGGAGTTCATCAAGATTATCCCCTGATATTACAGGAACTCCATCCTCTGGAGTATTATCCATATATGCCGTATATTGAGTATCAGTAAGGTCTATATTAAAAGCGTAAGCTTGTACATCAGATGTTGCAAAAAGAGCACCAGCTGCCTCTTCAGCTATTTCCTCCGAAGTATAACCATCAGCTGATGGTCTTCCATCCGTTACAAAGAAAGATATATTATTTGCACGGTTCGGTCCTCCTGCAAAGAATGCAGTTGCATCCATTACTCCAGCAGTAAAATATGTCCGATACCTAGGATTACTGGTTGAAAACCAACTCTTAATAGCTACAATATCGGAAGAATCTACATCTCGTCGCAATATTGAGGTTCGTGTCGATGGATTAGTCCCAAAACCTACAAGCATAAGATCTACCTGAGGTGTCGCCACAAATGAAACTGCTTCATCTATAACATCTAAAACTTCAAATATAGCAGTTCGCATATTTATATATCTTGTTTTACCATTAGGGGTAACCTCATCCATTGACCCGGAGAAATCCAATGCTAGAAAAAGAGCTAATGGTTCATCAATAATTACAATAGGAGCTTTATTATCATACCATTGATCAACACCATCCTGTCTTGTATAGACCCTTTGTCCACGGAAAGACCATTTTTTAAGATATGGATTTACCCCTAAATATAACTTTCTCAGAACAATTCCGACAACCCCACGAAAAGCAGGAATATTTGTTCCTAATTTACTCTGTAAATAACCATTCTGATTTTGCGTTGATCGCCCCATTTCAACATCTATATTACCAACAATACCACCCTCTCGAGACTCTCCCCCAAATAAGCTAGGAAGATCTATACTGACCCGACCCCCGGTCGAAAATCCTATCCAAGCTACTTTTCTGTCAACTTCCATTCGTCTAATACGGTCGATAGGACCATGACAAAGAACCATGTGCATTCCAGCATAGTACTTATAACCAACTACTTGTGAGTCACCTCCGCCGCCCATTAGCTGCCTCCACTACTTTCATTGCCATTGCATCATTAAGGTCTTCTAAAATTTTAGATGAAATCCCATTATGACAGAAGTCTTCGAAACTAAGACCATGTTTTTTGAACCATTCTTCAGTCCCACGTTTACACATTTTTGATGCTCGGAGATCCCTTACTGTAACATTAATCTCCCCCATTACTTTTTACCGCCTTCTTTCATTATCGCTACAGCTTTTACGTCCCCATACCAGACGACATTCGGACCATAAAAAATTCGAGTCCCAAATAGAACAGGGATTTCTAATCCTTCCTCAGCAGTTGGTGATTTAACTTCACCCATTCCCGGTGGAGGTTGCGATTCTGGTTTTGGCATTGTTGCAACTGCAATTACCAAAGCGACTATATATACTACAAGATACCACCAAGCCATACTTCCCCCTTATACAATTGAGGATCCGCCCATTGGATTCTTACTTGGAATCCAGGGAAAACCACCAAAATTAAGCACATTATTAAAATCATTTACGCATGTTGTTCTAATATGATCACAACCTGGATATATTTTTACAAAAGCTGCTCCGTAACTACCCCCGTAATTAATCCCATATCCTGCTATAGCTTCTTCAAGGGCTTCAAATGGTCTGACTAATGTTAAAGTCTCACCAACATGATTAACAATCCATCTTAAACTATTATCAGTTAAAGCTCGAATCATCCCCCCAAGATAAAATCCATCAGACTGTAAAGCTGCCTCCGGAACAATTATAGTTATTCCTGAGATAGATTCTAATACTGACTCCACAGCAAAACTTTCTTCATCAATCGTGCACTGATCATCATACAAAGCATGTCTACAAGTCTTTTGGTACCTAGCTCTTAATCCTGGGCGTCTTAGTGCAGTAAAGATAGATTCCACTACAATATTTAATTTACTCCCAGCGGGTTTTTGACTGACATATCTCCCTTTCCAACCGACATCGGTTCCAGAACTTGTCTGAATAAATAGTGTTAATACCAGAATTTCATCCCCAAAGTATGACAATAGTTCTCTAGCGAAATCATTATCAATATCCATGTTTATCTGTAGATTCTCTTTCGAGATTTCTGTACGGCTGCTTCTTTCCCCATGACCAATAACTATAGGGAGATATGTTTCAAGGTTATAATCTACGGCTGTATCAGCACTTGTGAAAGTCCATACAGAAGATCCCCTGACCCATCTGTATAATTCGAGTCTCATGGGCTAACCTCTATAGTATTTATTTTTGTTTCCATAACAGTACCACCTTTAGACCAATTTAATTCAATTACATCAGTATTAAAACGATGAAATCCTAGAAAACTAATTGTGTCTATATCATCAGGGGATATATTCAATGCAGAGTCGAGATTCAATGCAACAGAGGTCGGAGTTATTTGAGCTGTGTTTATTATTGCTCGCAACAACCACACACCTGCTTTTGTAAAAATAGCAATATTCTCTCTTTGTTTATCCCAATCTAAAAATCCATCTGAAACTATATATAAAACATCAGTTATAAAACTAACATCATTATTGACTAAATCGATCTCAAAAGTAGGACCCCAATATGGCCTATACCTACCGCACCTCCTGGTTAAATACCTTCTGAAATCAAAGACCTCTTGCTGAGTTTCAAATAAATTATAAAAAGGTCTAGCTATACGATTGTTCGTAAATGGGAATCTTTTAAGAATCTTCCCTAAAGTAAAATCAACCTTCTGCATATTATTAGAAATAATAGATGAATATCTATCACTATCTTTGAATAAAGTTCCCCCGTAATAATCATCACTAAGATATTGGTCCGGAACTATTTCGACAGTATCCAAAACGTCAATTACTTCAAACCCAAGATCACTATTAATATTATAACCATTACTACTTCTATTTATTTTATTGATGATTGTACAAATTCGAATCGGCATTAGATAAGCTTGGTTGAATGATTCTAACGCAGTTAGAAGATTTAATTGCGTACCACCTACAGTGTTTATCTCAATAACTTGCCAGCTTGTTGGGGATTCATATAATAATGCCAGGGAGGAATCTTGGAAAGCGTATATATCCGTTACACACAATAAAGTGGTTCCCCCTGAGGAGATAACCCCAAGATACTGGCGTTCCATCCATAAAGGTACCGACCATAGCTCAGTGTATGCTCCATACTCGGTAATAAAACCTGGTACCTTATCCTCATGATTTTCAAAAAATTTATAATATATCTTTTGTCTAGCATTAGCTCGAAGTTTTTGAGCATCCTCAGTACCATCATTGCTAATAAATAGATCAGTACTCCACTCTAGGACCTCTTTAGTAACTGCTAGAGCTTCCAGTGGTAATAAAGCCAGATCACCATATAATGTTGTAGTTACTTTAGACATAAGTTATCCTGAGATTATATTTTTCATTGCATCCTGGTTTCGTTCCATTTTATTAATGAACACATCATCACTGGCAGCTTCCATAACGTCATCTGGATTAATTGTATTAATAATAGTTTGCTCCAGAATTTTACTTTGTGGTTGGTTCTCCGATTGTCCATTTCTACTTTGTGAGGGTGTCCTAACTGAAATCTTTTCCCCCGGCGTAGCCTTAAAGGAGACCATTTGGCTATCTGGAGAACCAGACCCACCAACAGTAAAATCTCCCCCATTTTTAAACTCACCAGCAAACTGCGCCTCCGGCATATTTCCGACTAATCCCGCTGTAACTGAAGCGATTCGCTCAAGAATTTTAAAGCCTTCTGGTAATAAACTCTTTGTAGTTTGAGATGGTGTTTTAACTGAGACTTGCTCCCCAGGTGTAGCACGGAAAGCAACCATTTGACTATCTGCAGCTCCAGAACCACCAACAGTAAAATCACCCCCCGTTTTAAATTCACCAGCAAACTGCGTTCCTTTAATTGCTCCGACTAATCCTGATGTTATAGATGCTAATTGTTCAATAGCTTCAAAATTATTTGGGGATGGATTTTTACGGTCCGCCTCTCGCACCTGAGTTGGCGTTCTAATTGAAACGATCTCCCCTGGGGTAGCTTTAAAAGCGACAGTTTGACTATCTGCAGCTCCAGAACCACCAACAGTAAAATCTCCCCCGTCCTTAAATCCACCAGAGAACTGCGTCCCGCTTATTGTTCCAACCAGACCAGCTGTAAGAGATGCAACCTGCGCCATGGCCGCTAAATTTGCAGGCCATGGATTATTAGCAGCTTTACCGAGAGCATTTGCTATTTGAACTGATGTATCCGCAATAGCAAAAGCTTTTGATATTCCAAATAAAATATCATAGGCTTTACCTTGTTCACCAGCGAAACCCATTGCCAGAGTGGAGAGGGATTTAAACGTGCTGGCCGCCGCTCCAAGTTGCATAGCTAGACGTTTATCTTCAACATCTATTACTGCTTGGTTATAGGCTTTATTAGCTTCAAGTGATAAATCTAAATACTCTTGTTCTTGTATAAGATTAGCCTCTCTAGCCTGTTGGAGAATGACGTTTCGTTCTTGTAATTGCATTTCAAGAGCCATCATCGCCCCTTCATCCTCACCACCAAGATCTGACTGAACGTCACGTAATGCTCCACCAAGTTGCGTTTGTTGCATAGCAAGATTTAATTCATCTTGATTTATTTTTCCCTGCGCTAATAAAGCATTTAATGCTATAAGGGATTCTTTATACTCGTCAACAGGTCCACGAATTTGTTCATATAGTTCATTTTGTAATGTTAAACTTTGAATTGTTCTTAATGCGGCGTCAGCTAAGGCGTCCTCTGCCTCAGTAAGCTCTCTCTTTAATTTCTTCTCAATCTTTAGAATACCTTCCTGAATCTCCCGCTCTTGCGAGGATAATTTTAGCAATGCAATTTCAGTATTTAAACCTCTAAGGATGTCACTGAAAGAAATCCCAGTATCAGGTTTTATCCTCGGTCCTCCGACTACACCGCTACTTATTTCGGGGGATTCTACTTTAGGCCTCGATAAAGCAAGTTTTTCAGCATCATTAAGTAAGTTGTCAACACCATCTTGAAAAAATTTAAAATCAAATCCTTTTTCAAAAGCTTCTTTTAAAGCTTTTCCAGTAGCATTAACTCCTTCGTATGCCCCCTCAGATAATCGCCCAACTGAAAAATTTGTAAGCCTTTTAGCAGCCCCAACAGCTATAAATAATTTATTGATTAAACCAACGATGCGATTTACGCCATTCTCCGTCGTATTAATAACTGCATTAAGTGCAATGCTAAATACTTTCTGCAATGCGGAGGGAAATTGTTTCCAAACAGCAAGGATAACATTATAGGCCCCGATCCATAAACCGATATATCGATCTATCTTGTTTGCAGCGAATCTTAAAAAACCCGCAATAGAAAACTCCATACTCCCAAATACTTTACTAGCAAAACTAGCGACAACTCCGAAATTTTCTTGAAACCAATTTATAAAAGTAGCCGTTGCGGCAGCTACTTTACGCCATACTATAATGGCAAAGTCCTGAAATGTCGCTAATTTCCCCTCCTGCATTTTTAATTGATCACCGAAAGACACCAAATAACCAATAACACCTGCTATAGCAATAACTAATAATCCGAATGGATTAGCTGCCATTGCTGCAGTCAAAGCTTTTATTGCTGTAATTACTTTCGGAATAGCCTGAGTAGCAAGTGTTATACCTAAAGTTATTGCTAATGCCCCTGCTGATCTAAGGAGGGTCTCCATATTATCAGCCATAGTTAATAATGTTCCAGAGAATAACTTAGCTGCTCCATTGGACTTATTAAAATTTCCGATAAGAAATACTAAAGAATTTCGTAATACCTGAAAAGATTGAGAGATAGTCGGAATTGTCTTACCGAACCGTTCTTGTAGTTCCTCCCTCGAATTCTTAAAAGCTTCTAAAATTAAATTTGCTGTGATTGCTCCAGTTGCCCCTAGAGCCCGTAACTCGCCACGAGTAACTTTCATCTGTTTAGCAATTACATCTGCTACAATTGGTAATTGTTCCAAAACAGAACGAAGCTCATCCCCACGTAGTGCGCCGGATGCTATACCCTGAGATAACTGGATAAGACCAGCGTTTGCTTCTCGTCCAGATGCACCTGAAAGTATAATAGCTTCATTCATTGATTTTGTAAACTGAGTTAACTCTTTTTGACTAACTCCTAATTCTTTCGCTGATATAGCAAGCCTAGAATATAGTTCTACAGTTCCCTCAAAACTGGATCTAGTTTTTCTTGAGATATCAAAAAGCTCATTCGTTACAGCTTCTAACTGGCTCGTATCCGCAGTAACTACCCGGAGCCTATTCTGTAAATTAGTAAAAGTATCCGTTAATTTAACAATCTCTCGAATAACTAATGCAAATCCAATACCTGTAAAGGTGTTTCTAAGACTATTTCTAAGTCGATCAGAAGCAGCTTCAACTTTACCTAAGGCTCTAATAGACTGTCTAGAGCCTTTTATTGCTTTTGCAGGGTTAACTATAACTTCAACGTTGAAATTTGCCATTATTACTTCCCTTTGGTATTAGTGCCTTCTGTTTAGCTGTTTTCCACTTTAAAAATTCTGCATCCATTTCACGAATTATATAGACAAAAGCTTCCGAGACATCCCATTCAAGTTCATTTCTATCCGAATAATATACAATATCACGCCATGGAATTGGTCCAGTTACTTCTCCATAAGATCGACAAGTACTGAGATTATAAAAAGATGTTAAAAAAAACTCCTCCCCAGGTAAAAGAACTGGTTCGATTATTGCCCACTCAGGAAGGGGTAATCCTTTTGCGATTTTCGCCTGAAGTGAAAACTCTTTCTCTGCATACTCAAGTTCCCACTTCAAACGTTTTGTTAGTTTCCCAGTTTATTTTCCACATCAATAATTTCTTCGGAAAAGTTCTCACTTGAACCGGCGAAATTTCTAATATCATCGAAGATCCAATCTGGGAGAACCTCAAGAAAATCAGCACAGTTATCTGGTGAAAATAGAACGTCTTCTCCAGAACTATCCTTTATATCTACCCATCCAGTGATAATATGCTTAGGATAAAGCTCTTTATCCTCATCCCTATTTTCTTTGATCATCTTTTGACTAATTGCCCCGGACTTTACGGCACGAAGGTTTCTTCTAGATCTTCGTAGAACGGAGTTAAAATAACCTTTATTTGCTTCTGTTGCAGGTTTTAAAATCAGAGTCGGTTCACCACTTATTTGAAAAAGTGAATACTCCGCTGTCTTATTTCTAACTTCTAAACTTTTTAAATGACTAAAATCCATTGTTTGCTCCTCCAAGAGTTTTTGTTAATGTTTATGGAATATAAGGAAACAGAGACACATGCAAAGAACTATTGAATGTTGAATCTCCGAATGCTTGTGCTGTAGTATTAATTAAAATAGACTCATTCACAGGATATTCCCGGTCTCCACCACCAAGTGTTAAACTGGGAATATCAACAAAGATCGCACCATCATCATTACTGATGGAAAAATCAAGTGTTAACGTCTCATTTGCTCTAATAGCTGCTACAACAGCTTTATCAGTAAATAACAGCTGAGATTCAAAATCAATCTCAAAGTTACCAGCATTCATGTATTTAGCTCCAAGGAGCCCCAGAACTTTCTCTGGACTGACATTATTATTTATATTCATAGTAACTGATTTAAAATCTGTAGTTAATCCAGTTTCATCGACTTCAGTAATACGAAGTCTGGCGATATCCGCTGATGTATTAAAAGCTGTTGTTTGAACAGGAACTCTTGGTGAATCAGCATTTGTCGCCCGACTACCAACTCCTACAGGAGGGTCTGTATCTGTACCAACAAGAGCAAACCCAACAGTTGCTTTATCAGTTAATGGAAGTTCAAACGCAACAGTATTGCAAAAATTTCCCTTTGAATATTCATATTCATTTCCGGTTGGATTTGCTAGATCCTGATAGGCACCTTCAAATTGAAAAGATTTTTCGACAAAGTTGGCATCGTCAGATGCAACGTTCTTGCAAAAACGACCAAAAAGGAGATCAACTTCTTGGGCAGCTGCCGTATCAACTGTAAAAACTTGAAGTTTCTTGTCAAGTGTTAATAGATTAGCTGCTATTGAAACAACTCTCGCATATCCCGTATTAGCTTCAACTGCAAACTGATTCAAAGTTTCTGACCCACCGACCCAAATAGTTTGCCCAGGGATCAATGGAAGGTCTGTAAAGTCTTTAACTGTAGTAGTAAGATTACCATCGGCATCAACTTCAAGATCTCCTACAGCAAACCTGAATCCAGCTTCTTCTAATGTAGCATTTCGTGTTGCTGCTGGTGTCTCTGCAACTAAAGCCGGGGTTTCCACTGGAATGTCAGTGGTTGTTGCTCCAGCATCAACGACCTTTAAACCATTGTTCTCAGAATTTAAAAAACCACGAGCATAGACAAGAACACTCGGATCAAAGGCTACTGCAAGAGTTGGAACAATATAAGAATCAACATCAGTACTTGTTGGATTTGTTACAATTGCCCCCTGAAAATTAGCAAAGCAAAAACCTTCAATAAAATCAATGAAACTGTCCAGTGTTAAATCAGCATCAAATTCGACAGCACTGTCAAGGTCAGTAATAGCCCCTTTACTACGCTGTCTATTTTTACTAATTGGGCTTCTTGGAACAGTTGTAAGAGTTGCCCCAAATGTGTTTATTGCATTTGGTTCCAGCAGCTTCCAATCTGGAGAAGTTGGTAAAACCCCGATTGTCTCTTCAATTGCATACTGCAATGAAAAATTGTTTGTTAATGATCTTCCCATTTGTACCTCCTTTTAATGTGTATCTTCAAATTCGAACTCAACAACAACGTTTTGCTGGTAATAAACACCATCATTAGCCCCTGTCTCGATTCGTCCATTGTAAAACCATAATCTTCCTAGAGACTCCCCATCAAATAATTCAAGGGAATCATTAGCTAATATATCATTTTCATTAGTTCCAGTATTAATTGGAGTAAAAATTTGTATAAATAATAAGCCTAGCTTTACAAATTTTCTATTCCCTTTTCTTCCAAGTGTGTGCTGACTCCCAACATTAAACTTTACAGTAACTCTAACATACTTTTCAGCAGGCTTAGGTTGTGTAAATATCTGGTTATCAATAGCAATTGGAAATTGGCCACTATACTCGACCAAGTATTTACTGGTCATTGCATTTCTTGCTTCTGTTGGTGTCATCCTAATCTCTTCTTATTAGAGGTTTCTACTGCAGCTTGAATTGCAAGCGCAACAAACCCGGCGGGAGCCTGTTTAGACCAACCATCATTCAATGCTTGAATATATGGCACGTTATTTGTATCGTATGCTGCCCCTTTAGAAAACGTCCATGATAATATACTCGCCACTCCTGCTTCTCTTTCTACAATAGAGACCCTTTTCTTTGACCCTACTGGCTCTTTAATTGATTTTCCTGTAGAAAGCAACCAATTCGCAACAGCCCATCCAGTATCCACTGGTGTAGTTCTGACTAACCTTTCATGCATATCTAAAACCATCCGAATTGCTTCTTCTTCGGTTTCATTCGTCAACTGGACCTCAATCTTATTTAACTGTTTACTCTTGGCCATTTTATCCTTTTAATTGCACAATAATTGTCACTATTATACCAGCAACCTCAATCGGATTTGTTTTAATTATCTCATATTCTGTTTGACCATCGACTAATCTACTTCCGGGTTTAATCAAAGAAACTTGCGCATCAGTCAATTCAATTATAGATAATATAGCCAGGGTGGATCCATTCCTGACACTAGACCCAGGCATATACTTATCCTCATACTCAAATAATAATGCGTCTAGATCTTCTGTGTCCCATGTCTCAGAACGTTCAGCTCCTGGATTAACAGTGTCAATAGCCGGAACAGATATTAACTTAAGTGTTCTCTTCGCTCCTAGATCAACTAGAGCATCCATTACTCCCCCGAGTAAATCCTGTGCAATATTTATGTCACCCACGGCTATTCCTTAATTTTACCATTTATAGTGTTTAAAAGTTCTTTGATTCCATTGCTTCGATCACGACACTCTTCACTATGGGAGTCAATTTTATTCCTACTAGCTTCCATTATTTTCGACAATGATCTTTGAGTCGAAGCTACCATGTGCATTATTTTTGTCAACTCAGCTTGTGTATCTAATACAGATTTTGGCATATACCATATTGGGCGCCCATCTGAATCATGAACATTATGAGCTTTTGCTAATCCTTCCAATATTGTATGAATTTCAGTACTTTCTGCTATATGAGCACTGAACCCTGATATACCTAAATTAATAGCTGTGATTACTTCCTTCGTAGTATTCTTAGAAATCATTAAATATACAAGTTGTAACGCTAAAAAAACAGTACCAATAATTGTCAATAAAATCTGCTCAGATGTCATAATCCGTTCCTTAATTTGTATTTGAATCCATCCCACGAGCAAAAGCAGAATCATATCTGTCGTCATTCTCTCTTGCCGCTTCAATTTCTGAAATGCTTATCCCAGTTACTGATGGGGCTCCTACACTTAATCCAGAGCCAGAGCCGCCCCCCTCTCTGGCCCGTTGGTCATAACTATCCGCTAAGTCATTATAATGTTCAAATTTTTGTTGATTCTCGATCTCAACTGGTCCTGCCGTAACTTTAACTTTTTCAGCAAAATAAGCAGCGAGAGTTTTACAAGCAGTTGCAGCAGCCCGATATACATTTTCCTCCAAATCGATTATTAATTGGTAGTGAGCATTAGCAAAAATTTGATCAGTCCCTTCTGGATCACTTACAAGCATCCTAATTTGTTCTATTGTTGCCATTTACCCCCCTTATTTGGAAATATCTTGTAAAATTGTAAATGTTTCTTTCTTAATAGTTCTTTTGTTACTACTAGCATCTATCATTTCTATATCATAATAATACTCACCTTTTTCTTGGTCTGTATTTACAGTGGTAGGTTTAAATGATACTTTCCCAGTAGTCGGGACTCCATCTAAAATACCGGTAATATCAAACAATTTGGTTGTATTATCTGGTGGGTCTTCTAATGTGTCAACAGTTAATTTAAAAGAATAACCCGTAATATCAATAGCAATTTTCGTAGTTTTATTCTTTATTGTAAGTTCTAAAGGATAAGAATCCCCCCTATAAAATCCAATCGGACCAAGTAATGTAGCCATTAGCAAGTCTCCATCTCAAATGTATCATCTTCTATTTCTATTATTAACTCATCTTCTATTTCCACAATAATTGGAGATGTCTCAATCTCTACTATAGCTTCTTGAAAATCTATTTCTACATCAAATTGATTATTTGACACTTGTATCTCCAAACCATCTATTAAAACTAAACCAATACCAGGACCGCCAGTACTTGGATTTTTAATATGATCCCTTACAATATTTCCCGTATTTAGGGTGGATTGATTTAATATAAATTCTCTAAGAGTTGCCATTTTTAAATTTCACCCTCAAGCTCTGGAATGTGTTCAACTGGCAATTTTTCTACAATCTCAATTTGCTGAATAGGCCAAGGCATACGAGTATCATAACGAACAATATTTGATCTATCACTTTTTATCATTGTGTTTCCTGAACCAATAAAAGATTGCACCCATAAATCATATGCCATGTTATCTTCTAAGGACATATCTGCTATAAGATATTCACATTTACTTGTTTCATAATATCTAACATGACCACTATCACAATTTTGGACACCTACTCGATAACCATCTACAGGCAATCGTCCAGTTGTAGGTGCATCCCATGCAAATTTAGAATACCAATCAGCACAAAAAACGGGAGAGATAAATAAAAAAAGAGTTACCAAAACACTAAAAACTATTTTCATTTTAAACTCCCTTTTATTGCTTATGTTTAAAATCTTGTGGCGCTTTTGGTCTTCCAACCGATTCCACATATACCTCATTGGAATGAAGACTTTCAGCATTATCAGTGTAAGCCGTGCATACAAAATAGTAAGGCTTCCCACATTCAAGGCCAGTTACTTTTCCATGCACTCTACCATCGGGCTGTATCTCAGGCTTACCAATATCAACGATTGTGGTGTAAAATCCAGTCATAGACCCATACCAGATATGATAGCCAATAACAGATGATTCATCCGCACTTGGTTTCCATGAAAAATTCTCTGAACATTCTTGAGCAGATATAGGAGCAGACGTCAGTAAGACCCACAAAATAAATAACATAAGTTTTTTCATATTTATGCCTCTATTAAATGAGTGCCACATTTCTTACATTTCGGCAAACGCTTCATCTTTCACTTAATCCGATATTTGATGGATCGTTTGGTAACTCTTTTAAAAACTCGAAAGGGATCGGGTTACTTACCCCCCAAAAATTCTTTGCAGTAACTTCAACCACATGCTGACCTTTTGCAATTCCATCAAGATCATAATGTAAAGGTGCTGCTTGTTCCACAATCTCATTATTATTAAATTTAATAAGATAGGAAGAGTGGGTGGAGTCTTCTTTACAAATCACAAATGGAGCTGCAAAACAATAAGTCCCTATCAGTGATAGAATTACAACAAAAACAAACATTTTAATCTTCATACTTTTTCTCCTTTTTAAAAATTAATATATTATACATATTATGCAATTGCATCCAATACAGTGTCAGCTACCGACTGATTGGACATAAGCATATTATTGATGGTCATGCCATTCCAAGTTCCTGTAGGAATATCATTACCAAGTTCATCTTTTAAAAATCCAATTCCTATGCAAGATACAGTCCCCGCTATACAAGTAGCCGAATCTAAAATAATAATACCCTGATTAACTCCACAAAGGGCGTTAGTTCCTGGAGCAGACATATTAATAAATTCAATCATTCCAGTATAGTTACTTAAAACAAGATGATTATCTCCATTATTAAAATTTATCACGGGCATTGTTTCATCTTCTAACCGAGTACAATTACTGATAAAAGATTCAGCAGCTCCATCAAGAGTTAATATCCCACCTAAAGAACTATCATGTATATGTCCATTAAAATACAATATATCACCAATAACACATTCAGATACTTCAGTCCCTCCATCAAGAACTCCAGAAAGATGAAATTTAGTCAATGTAATATTAGCTACATTGGCAGGACTTGCAACTGTTAAAGCGGTATTGACATGTGATTTTCCGTAAATATGAAAACCAGAAAAATCTCCGGTATTTAAAGTGGCAGGTTCTCTGACTTCAATATCCGTAAACCCCTTACTATTGGCAATTAATATAGTATCCGCAAAGTTATTTACAGGATGTTCTACATTACCAGATGGATAATTTATCCCAGTTTGTAAAGTGGTAACATCCATAGAAACCCTACCACCATAACTGGCATATTGAATTGCAGCCAAATCAGATTGAGTAGCAGAACTGGAAGCAGTAATCAAAACTTGAGTAAAAGCTGTTGGATAAATTGATCCCAAAATATTTACAGCAACTATATTCCCACCAGCTACAGTGCATTGAATATAGTCTGGGCCTGATCGAGCCTCAAAAGCAAGTTGCCAATCGTCTAATAAAGTAAGAGTTAATCCTACAGCCACCCCACCTCCAAGTGGTTCTTTCCCTGCACAAGATACAATAATTGGGATATCCATTGAGGATAACTCATCCTCGTACTCCCGGATACTGTTTAACAAGTTTTGGATTGTTATCTCAGTATCGGGAGCAAGGACAGTTATAACTTTACTGACTTTATCAAATGATAATGCCATAGTTAATCCTTAAGGTGTATATTGACTATCATCAGTTCTAATTGCAGAACCAGCATAACCAGTTGCAGTATATTCTCCAGAAGTAACAAAAGGCAATTTACCAGCAATCCTCAGTTTTGCAACAACATACCTATTTGAGACAAAGATTGTACTGGTTTCAGATACACTGGTGCCTGTTGCCTGTTCAAGAACATAAGGAACATAACAATACTGTCCACCAGTATAAGTGGATGCGGTAATAGTAACTGCGTATATTTTTCCAGAATAAGAAGTATAAGCATATGAAATTTCAGTGCCATCATCATCCACAACTATTATAGAACCAGTAGAGGGAGTGTCAGCAGGAATATCAACTGTCACCTCAATTTCATCGGTTGCATTAACACCAGCTTTTAATGTTTGTTGAGTTTTATCAACTAAACCAGAACCTTGTGCAGTTTCTTCGTAAATACCGACCCTATCTCCAGATACAGTACCATTCATTACAAACGCCTGATAATTAGGAGGATTCCTGGTTGTATTGCCGTTATCAATAAGCTGGAACGCTTGGGCATCATCACCATGTAATCCAGTGAAATAAACTCCTCTTGCACCAAAGAATTTACCACCAGCAAATGTGCCAAAGGGAGCAGTTACAACCGGGGAATATGCAGCATCAGCATAAAGATAAGCCTCGCCATTAATAAAAGCTGCATCTGTACCAACTTCAAGTTGAGTTGTACTGGTTCGTCTTGTCCAGAATTTAGTAACCTCATAAACAGTAGCAAGGGATTGACCGTCACAATCTATCTCGCAATCATAATTCTGATCTCCATTGCCATCGCCAATATCATATTGAAATGGAGAAGCAAATTGATAAGCTACTGCTATTGCAGCCGTATCCGTGCCTGATCCACCTAAAGAAGCTGGTGTATAATCTTCAATGGTTCCAACAGCGGTTTCATTATTACCATCAAGAGCAGTACCAAGAGGAACAGCATTCTGACCAGCAGTAGTCAAGGTGATAACAAAGTTTGAATACAATTCACCAAACTCTCTTGCAAAAACTGTAATTGCTTTTGCATCAATATCAACCGAACCCTCAGCGACTTTAACAAGAATATCAAAATGACCGTCAGCCCAAGATTGATCCGCAACAAAACCTGACCAGTCAAGAACAACTCCATCTTGATAAATATACAATGTTGGAGACCCATTAATAGAACCAAGAGAATAAGGATTAGCAAAAATGGTTTCACCTGTAACAGAATCAACCAAAGCATCTCCTGTGACACCAGCATCTCCATTAATACTCATTACTGAATCTTCAGCAATAACAGTGGATGATCCAATTCTTATCCACCATTTCTGCCCAACATTATCAAAGTCAACCAATGCTCCTACATCGCCCGCATCATCAGTCACCTGAGAACCAATGTTGGCTTCATCCGGTCCAGCATATGTCCCATCAAG